GAACAAGGGTTTGTACCGAACTCGTAGTTGGAGTCACGTCTACCATTCTTAGCTGCTTGCTTCTTGGAAGCCTCACGGTTGAAGATACCACGTTCACCAGACTTAGACTCAATCAGAGCCATCCACTCACGCATGAAGGATAGGCTGTCTGGTTTCTTAGAATAAGCAACAGAGTTGTTAGCTAGTCCACGTTGACCTTCAGTCAACCACCAGTCCCCTGACTTGGCGTGACGCATACGATCATCACTGAGATTACTCAATGAAATCATAGCACTGCGTCTTACACCACCGACAACGACTACCTCACCGATCTTACACATAATATCGTGGCACTCGATAGAGGATAGCTTACGGCCTTGAGCCTCTTTGAACGTATGAATAACGAAGTTAAATAGATCAACAAGTGGAGCAGGACCAGAGGCTCTGCCCCCGAATGTCTTAAGTCTTGCACCTGCAGGACGTACACGAGACACATCCCACTTAGGGATTTCACCACTATACAGGAGTGCAATAACTTGACGGAGAGCCTTAGCCCACCCTTCCTTACTGTCCTTAACGACAATGATAGACTCACTATCGAACAGCTCAGGCACTTCTGGGAGCTTGTTGATGAACTGTCTCTCGACAGAGAACCCAACTCCTGTACCACAAAGCAAGATGAACATGGCTTCATCGAATGACTTAAGATCGTCTACAGGCAAGTAGCTGCAGTTGTAGCCAGCTGTATTGTCACGATCCAGGGCTGGTCCAGCTGTCATCAATGCCCTCATAGAAGGCATAACTTCTAGACCAAGAATGGCATCAGCAATATCTTTAGTGTAGGTGTCCTTCCCTGCAACAGGATAGACTAAGTTCTCCATGTAACGTTCTACTGTCTCGTCAAAGGATTCACGTCCCTTGCCATCAAAGTATCTGGCATACCGTGACTTGTGAATGAATGCTTGGTAGTCTGTTGGTAAGTGGTTGTTCATCTGTTGTCTCCTGATCCTTTTAGGGTTCCTCGTTTTTCCCTATCGTCTAATTTAGTAATATTCATTTCCATAACTACACCTATATCAGATAGGAAATAGTTTGCTAGGGCTGTGGTGTAAAAAAGAACGTCACCCAGCTCCTTAATAATTTCATCAGAGGTAACCTTCTCACCATCTCTGATCTTCTTCTTGATCTTCTCAGCTACTTCCCCTGCCTCACCGACAAGGCCAAGAGTGTTTTCCACTAGCCGATCATGACCATGAGTAAGCATCTTCTTCTCAACCCACTTAGAGTAATCAAGGAGTGTCTTACTGTACTGTGGACTGCCACTGAACATCTCAAAGTAACCCATACCTTCTAGGTCTTTCTCACTTATCATTTTTCTTTACCTCTACTTCTAGTATTTCAATATCATCTAGGTCGTACAGAATGTCTTGGATAATATCACCAAGGCTCAGCTCAACACTGTCAGAGGCAATGTAATTTGCCTTTGGGTCTAACTTAACAAGCATCGTCACTTCAAACAACACAGGAACCTCCAAGTTATATAGTCTAAAACGTTCACGTCAAGAATTATTCTTGCAGCCAAGCATCTGGTATGGACTTATCTGCGTAAGTAAAACCGTACTTGTCACACCAGTCTGCGTAGGAAGACTTAGCTCCCTTATAAAGCTTTGATTTACTGTTATAAAAAACAAATCGAATATCAAGATCAGGAAATTGTTTCTTGATTTCTTTATGTTTGCGCCTGTCATTAGCAACAAACCGTCCTTTGGTCTCGATTATGATACCATTACCAAGAACAAAGTCAGGAGTATAAGTCCTGACCTTTAGATCCACCCACTTTATTTTCTCTTTCTCATAGGTGAACTCAACGCCCTTAGCCTTAAGTTCCTTAGCTACATCGTCCTCAAAGCCAGATCTATATCCAGCCTTGAGGGCTGCAGCATTAAACCTCTTTCTGTTCATTGTAGGTAAAATCCTCAGGAACATTAGGTGTGTTGACTACATCAGTCAGGAGAACGTCACCTGTCTTGTAGACAAAACGTCTGGCCTCAGGCCAACACTTCTTGTTGAACTCACAGAAGCCACAAGATGGGTGAAGCTTCATGTTGGGGCTAGTCTTGGACTGAGGCACAGGTTCAAAGCCACGATCAGGGATGTCACCCTTAACCATTTCCTTTACCTTCTCAACCTCTTTCTCCTTACGATCCATCTCCTCAGAGAAGTCGTATACATCTAAGCAGATGTGACCACCCACCTTATCAACAACAAGGAAGGCACCGTGTGTCTTGTTGGTTACAAGTGGATCGTCTTTCGCAGCATAGACGTAAGAGCTAAGCTGGCTGATATAACCAAAAGGATCTTCGTCACGAAGGTTTCCCTCAGCAAACTTCTTGAATGAGTAGGGTGACGCAGACTTAACATCTACTGTCATACCGTCAATGACTGCATCTCTGTGACCAGCTAGACCACCAATGTACATACGGTCCTGAGCACCTGCGACAGAATGTCCCGATACTTTGACAATGGCTAAGATAAGTTCTTCGATCATGTCTCCATAAAAGAACTTCAGTAGGTCAGACGGAGCCAATGGTTTAGCTACCGTTGGGTGGTTAATCTTGTACCACAGTTTTCTTTTACAGGGGCTTCCAATGGAAGAGAAGGATAGGTAGCCACGTGGCTTACTTGGAGCAGAGAAACGTTTTGCTGCTGTAACAGCAATCTCTTTTCCCATCTCATTACCTACGATATTATCCCAACCGTTCAATCCTAAGATTGTGTCTTCCATGTCTTTTACGAGTGTCTTGATGTCTGCCATGATTACCTCCTGTTATGTTAAACCCCCACCCCGAAGGGTGAGGGCCATTTCTTCTAGGGAAAGGAACAGGAAACCTAGAAGGGGATAGAGTCTGACTCAAGTTGTGGGGAGGAGGCAGGAGAATCAGACTCAGAGGAGTAATCTTGGAACATTGAACGTGACTGGGAAGAACCACCTTCTGACTCATAGACTACGTGATCAAGGACTTGAAGTCCAAGAAGTCGGGTTCCGGTACGTCCTGTGCGGGTAGGATAGATCTCTACCTTGACGATACCTTCACTTCCGTTGCCGATAAGACCCTTGGATTCTAGATCCCAAGTCTTACCAGATTTATCAGCTACGATAGGTGCTCCACCCATCCAGTCCTGCATTCCGGTATGAGGACGTGAGAAGGTAACCTTGAAGCCACCATCTACTTCCACAATCTTCTTCATGCAGCCTGCGTCTGTAAGACTTTTAGCTGTAGCTTTATCAGTGATGACGGTTACTTTGTACTCACCGTCAGTCTCTGTATTCCATTCGGCACGATCACGATTGGACTCAAATACTTTTGCCCATTCGATCTTACCTTTAACGTCAATGTTTGTTGCTGGCATTGTAGCCTCCTTTGTTACTGTTTTAGTACATAGTACCTTTGTATAGGGGTGTCAATGGGTCTCTGCCCAATTTTTTCCTATATCGTAAGAGCCAGGTGTAGGTATCTTAAAACCTAACTCTTGACCCACTTCCAGCATACACTGGGCTTGGATCTTTCCTAGATGTTCAGCCTCTTCCTTAGTACCAGTGACCTCCACTTGGTATTCATCATGAATGAAGCCAACCATCTTAAATCGTATTCCTTGCTTACGTGCTACATCGTGCCACCTTAGTAGGCTGTGCTTCATGAGGATGGACTCACCACTCTGCAGGATACCAGCAAGGGTCTTATGCTCACTAGGTACAGGAACTTTACGTCCATCGTATCCGGTGAAGTATCCTCTCTCTGCAACGTAAGGCACGAGCTTATTCTTTAGATCGTACAGACCATCAATGCTGGACTCAAAACGGGTACGAGCAGCCTGTGCCTCCCTCATGTTCACGTTGAGGATCTGACCTGTCTTGGCAACACCTGCCCCCAGCAGCCAAGCATAGATAAATGTCTTAGCCATATCACGAGTACCGTTGGGCACAGCCAAGGCATTCTTGTTTAGGTTGTGGATGTCTGTCTCATTCTCTTTCTTACCTTCCATGATAGCCTGTGCATACTGGTCAGCATCGAAGTGACGCCAAAGGTAGTCAGCCAGTACTCGCAGCTGGATGCCATCTGCATCTGTCCCTACAAGCCAAGAGCCAGAGGGAACAGTCCAGCAAGCACGAAGGTGTACATCGTACTGTTTCTTTACCTCGTCCACGGCAGACTTAGGGGTGCCATGGAAGGGAGAAGATATGTTGGCAGTGTTAGGATCTTTGTGAGCACATCTACCCGTCCAAGCACCTATGTGTTGTATCCTACCGTGAATACGAGAGTCACCCTTGACCTGATTAATCCACTCTACAAGGCTGCTTCTACGTCCTTCTAGGGTGAGCCACTGAGCAAGAGCCTTTGCACCCTCAGGGGCGTCCTCAGGCAGTGTGCTAAGGTTTGCCTCGGACACTGTGTACCCGTACCGATCCAGATCTTTCTTCTTTTGATCGTAGAAGGACTGGTCCATCTTAGCCACAGACTTACCGTAGGGTTCACCCACCTTCTTACGAGCAAACTGGATAGCTGTCTTGGTCTTGTCCACAGGATGCCATCCCGCATCCCACAGTGCATCAATACGAACACGAGAAGATCCAGGTTTGAAGTCCACCCAGTCAAAACACACAAGGTCTTCACCTTCAATGTTTGTGATTGCGTGACGTTCCTTGGCCTTTTGCACTGTAGCCATCTCAGTGCCATCCTTTTTAAGTCTGTACTTAAGTCGGTTGACCTCTGTCAGCTTAGGTGGGAAGTCTACTTGGAACTGTTCCTCAAGTGTATCCATCCTATTCTTAACAGAGTTAAGTAAGAACTCAGCCTTACCTTTATCAAAGGCAAAGCCGTAGTACTGTGTCCGTACTAATTCAATCTGGAGGTTGTGTTCAGCTCTTAGAGACTTACTCCAAGCAGCATCCCAAATAATAGGAGAGAAATGCTCATAAAGATTTGATGTAACCTCGATGTCTCCATACCAGTATTCAACCATTTCGTCACTGAATTTATCAAAGTCATGAAAGTCTCCTTTGTGTTTGTTAAGCCTACGGCCCCAAGCATCTAAGCTGTGAGGTGACTTGGCACCTTTAGGTATTGCGATGTCGTAATCAACAAGCCTGCTGACGATAAGTGTATCAATGACCTTTGTGGGATCAATGAGGCGAGGCTTGAGAAGTTTATTAAGCATTGGAGCATCAAACGGTATAAAGTTGTGACCGATAATAAGGTCAGCATCCTCATACCATTTGATGGCTGCAGCCTTAGCCTCTGGATCTGCATGACAGTTCTCAAACTTGTGTACCTCTCCGGTGCTCAAGTCTTTACCGCCACACAGCCACAGCTTGTCACTGTCGTGCAGACCATTTGTTTCTATGTCACTGACAACGATCTTCATACCTGAAATACAACCTCCTCCAAGATAGTAGTCTCTGGATCGTAGTAGACTGACCCAGCAGACCCCAACTTAGCAAATGGTCTGTTCTTGTCAACGGTGAAGTGAGTTGTATTCCGTTCAACCTCGTCCTCTGATTCAGTATTACGGCTCAACTTAATACAACAGATGGCCTCTTCCTCAAGGGAAGCTGCATACTTTGTACGTCCATCGTCATTAACCTGCGAGATGAATACGACACCAATATTCAGCTCCTTAGCTAACTGAGCCATGCGAGAGCCAAGTGTGGTCAAGGTGCTGGTGGCTGCATCAACACCGGAGTTGGACAGGTAGGCCAGACGTTGAACGTGGTCAATGAAGATGAACTCTGCACCATACACTGTAGAGGCCAGACGTACATACTCCAATAGCTGCATTGGATCGTCATGGCTCTGCATCTCAAAGATCACAGTGTTCTCTCCGCCAGCCATTTTCTGGGCGGCAGAGATAACCTGCTCTTCAGTGTAGCCCACAGCTACAGCATCCTCTTTGGTACGGACATTCCAGCCCAGCTCATAGGTTGCCATAGCACGGTAGGTGGTAGACTTCATCTCTTCCATGTGCAGCATAGCCACACGGGTGTTCTGCTTGAGTAGTGCTACCTCAAAGTAACGTACTAGCTCTGTCTTACCTTGACCCCTAAGAGCCTTGATGAATGTTAGGCCACCCTTAACCAAGCCACGCATCTTATCGTCAATGCCTGTGTGACCAGTCGCAACATACTCGTATGGGTTTTCAGTAGTGATTGCCTTCTCTACTTCGATGTCACCCACAAAGAAGTTGTCAGGGCTAAACCGTTGGGGCTTGAGTGCAGCCCACTTCAGATCCTCACTGTCGCCTTCCATCAAGAACTCATTGGCATCCTTCCACTTGGACATGGGGACGTAGTAGAACTTATTGGGCATCATGCTGTACAGCTTCTGAGCCGCAGCCTTACCTGCTGCATCCGATAACTCACCTGCATATACAACCATCTCAAAGCTGTTGATGTAGTCAAAGTTACTCTTGATGAACTTGTCGGACAGGGATGCACTAGGCAGAGACTTAACAGGGTAAGACTTACCTAGAACCTGATAGAGACTAGCCGCATCAAACTCACCCTCAGTAATGTATATACGTTTACTTGAACCAGCATTGAAGTCAGGCCCAAAGAGATCGGTGGGTGACCCACGTTCCTTTGTCCAGAACTTCTTCTCTGCGAAGCCACGATACTTTACGTTGTTGGGGTACTTGAAAGCATACCGAACCGGAACATTACCCTCACCATACTGGAGTTGAATGTTGTAGAGCTTTGCTACGTCTTCATCCAAGCCACGTATGTCATTGAATCTACCAGTAATAATTCTGGTATTGCGTAAGTCTACCTTAGGTGGTGGCGGTGGGTATGTTCCCTCTGCCCAATCAAACTTCTTATCCCGTCCTGGGTAAGCCCGATTACAGGAGTGGCAGTGTCCTACCTTACTCATAAGGTTGTATGAGAAAGCATCACTGCTTGCACAGTCCTCGTAAGGACATGGCTGGTGGCTTATCTCACTGTTAGTGTTTACTGCTGCTGTCATAGTACTGTTCCTTTTACTATTTGCACTTACTTTACTCTGGTGAAGTACA